TACCCTCGCAAGTTTAAGTTCCTGTGGGATGACCCTGATTATACACGGAAGGTCTTTGCAGGGCGGCGGAGAACCGAGTTTGGTCATGGTGACCCTCCTTTAGGAACATGTAGCGACATCGAGCAAGCATCCCAAGGAAGTTATGAGGCTATTGCCAGCATCAATGGATGTTTTTTGTCCAAGAGTTTGGCTGGCTGGGATGTAGATGAGGCTGAGGGCCTCGAGCTGCAAAATGGTGAAGAGGAGCAGGTTTACGAGTGTCCGGAGGAGTTGCGTGCCTCCATGTCCGATATTGAGTTCATCGGGTACAAGGAGGCACGTAAGAATGAGTTTCTCATTTGGAAGGGTTTCAGGAAACTGTGCTGGAATTATTCCAAGTGGATAGAGGACTTGTCCCAGACTCATCCTTTGATGGCTCTCTTGGTTAGCTCTGCGGTGCTTGTCGGCACTATTGCGCTCATGATGAAAATCATGAGCATGGTGATCTCTATCATATCCGCTTTGGCCGGCGTGGTAGGCACCATAGTGCGGCAAGTTGCAACATTCCTCGGGTTTAAGCCAAAGCCGGACGTGTTGCAAGCTGAGTCTAACGACACGTCAAACCCGCCGAGGCCACCCAAGCACTTGGACTTCGCCAGTGCCAATGTAGACGCGGACCTGAGACTTGAGGGCGCCGCTCAAAGCGCGCCCAGGAAGAGCGCCGATCATTTGAAGGATAATATATATTCCTCCACTTTGAAGTGCGTTCTGGGGGAGGTGCCTTTAGGCCAGTTTATTGGCCTGGCATCAGATGTTTACATCTTCCCCCGTCACTTCCTCGGTTTCATTCGCAAGGAGGACCCGCTGACACGGATAACCTTCATTTCTGCGAAGGACGACGTGGCTGCGAGCATGACAGTGCGTGAGTTCTTGAACTTACCCATGTTCCAGAAGGAGGGGTATGATGTAGCTGGTGTTTCATTTGGCATGAGCTTTATAAAGGCCACCAAGAACATCTTGCACTACTTTTTGAAGGAGCATGAGCTCAAGAATGTGCTGCGTGGGTCTAACTATGCAGTGCAGCTGGATGTAGCTCACGTAAACCCAGGCAGGGCCACTCTGAGGAGGCAAACTCTGTATTCCCCGAGTGTGTCATACCATGGCACCATACGAGAGGAGAGCAGTGGTGATTGCCTTAGGGGCCTAGTTAAGTACATTATGCCCACTGAGAAGGGCTTTTGTGGAGCACCACTGGCCTTGTCCCAGACTGAGCATTTTGGGGGCAGGGCCTTATTGGGCTTCCACAGTGGGGGCCGTCAGGAGCCCCACCACCGTTTAGGTTACTCAACGATAATCACCCAGGAGTTTGCGCGCCATATTTATCATGAATTGGCGACGTACACTGACAAGGGGATGGAGGAGCTTGAGGCTGTCGCTGATATACCCAGTTGTGAGGCCCGTCTCGAGCTGCAAGCCAAGCTGGCTGATGTTGGCTTGGTGCGCGGGTCGTTTAGTTTGTTGGGCGAGCTGAAGCAGCCCGTCCATAATCCTACAACGACCGCGTTGAAGCCAACTCAGGCTTACTTTGACGAGGTTTTTGGACCTTGCCCCGTGGCACCAGCTCCTTTGAAGGGGCTGTATGTTGATGGGGAGTATGTGGAGCCAATGGTGAAGGCCCTTGAAGCCTACCAGAGTCCCCTGCTCTATAAGGATCCAAAGACTTTGGAGGGAGTTGCCAACATGGCATTTTCAAAGCATTGGGAGGCAACTAAGAACCACCCTCGAGACATTTTAACTTTCGAGGAAGCGGTTGTGCCTCCCCCTGGTTGGAAGCTTAAGGCGCTGAACCGGCGTACCAGCGCGGGTTATAAGTACCGGGACTGGGTGTCCCAAAAGTTTCCAGGGAAGAGTGCTTTCTTTGGCTTTGACGATGACCATTGGTTTCCCACCTCTGAGGCACTTGGCACTCTGCGTGCAGATGTGCATAAACTGTGTCTTGAGGCGCGCCAGGGAACGCGCAACCTACACTTGTTCACTGACTTTCTAAAGGACGAGTTACGTCCTATTGAGAAGGCAGCGGCTGGCATGTCAAGGGGGATCTCCGGTTCCCCTTTAGACTATGTCATAGGCTGGCGCAAGTATTATGGCGCGTTCATGGCGGCGACATTTGATACCCATGTTGACAATGGTATGGCCCCAGGCTTAAACCATTATGTTGGCTGGTATCGATTGTCCACGTACCTTGAGTCAGGTGGGCGCACTAAGTTCTTCGATGGCGATTTTAAGCGCTACGATGCCAGTGAGCAGCCATGGGTGCACGAGGCCATCCTCAATTATGTAAATAAGTGGTATAGGTTTAACAACCCATACTGGGAGGAGGCCGATGATGTGGTTCGGCGTACGCTGTACCTGGACCTAGTGCATTCACGCCACATTTGTGGAGTTGGTTGCCGCGGCGCTTATGTCGTTCAGTGGTGCAAGTCCCTGCCCAGTGGACACCCGTTCACTACTCTCGCAAATAGCATGTATTCGCTGCTCACTTTGTCTGCCTGCTATGTGAAGGCAACCGGGCAGTTTGATTTGTGGGATCATGCCGCATTGCAGACTTTTGGGGATGACAACGTTAATGCTGTTGACGACAGCGTTTCGGAGGTCTTCAACCAGGAGACTGTGGCGGGCATGATGTCCGATATGTTTGGGATGGTGTACACCCCCGGCAGTAAGGCTGGGGTGTTAGTACCCCACACCACGATAGATAAGGTGACATTCTTGAAGCGCTCATTCGCCCTCGACGACATTGCATCCAACCCACTGTTGGGTTCTAATTTGAACCTCGGTGTGGTTGGACCATTGGCTAAGGAGAGTTGGCTCTATTTGCCCTATTGGTATAAGAGCAAGCGCGCTCCCACTGAGGATATGAATGAGCGCATCAAGATGATGTTGTGTGAGCTGTCACTTCATCCCCCAGAGTTGTGGGATGAGGTGTACACAAAGCTGTCTGATTGGTGTGTCCAGCATGGCTTGGACATGCCGTTTACAAGTCGGGAGGCGACCCGCACGCACGTACAAACTAGGTTTGACGTGTGGTTCTGAGCACATTAAATATTTGACGACTTCGGGTGTGCTTAGGAGCAACAACTACTCATAGAGAGGAGAGTCGTCCTAGGGGATCACAGTGAGCTGGTGACCCCATGTATATAAGCTCCCTACAAATAACACAACCAATGAGCAGCTATGCTCTGAAATAGCCGGTTTGACCAAGAATGCAGTGCATGAGCAGTTTCAGGTGCTGCAGATGCCCTCCGAGGCCCCAGTTTGTGCAGATATCCCTTCTGCTAAGGACTATGGCACATCGTTTGAGGGGTCGGATGTGGAGGCTATTACCAAGTATTTGTCTAGACCAGTTTGTGTGAATTCATCGACTGTTCCGGCAACGGCTGGTAACATATGGCAGTATGCTTTTGATACAGCCGTATCCTTCCAACAGCTCATGGATGTGGGTGGGTTTTCTAATTGGGAACGCACCCAGGGCTTGTATGGATTGAAGGCCACTTTGGTGTTCACCGTCAATGTGTCGGCAAGTGCTTTCAACCAGGGCATACTGGCTCTGTCTTTTCAGTACGGAGCTGGCACGGCGTCTGGTAACTACATCCGGAGCTCATTTCTTCCATACACTTTGCATTTACCGCACGTGAGGTTGAATATAGCTTCCGGCACCAGTATGACCTTGCGGGTGCCTTGGGTGTCTGATGATGCTTGCATTCCTGTGGATGGTGACACATCCTTTGGGAATTATGGGGTGGTGTGTTTAACG